GGCTTTCACCATGTTTTGTATTAACTTCAGAAGCTCTTAATCTTCTTTTGCAACCACAAGATGTAGATAAGCCACTTCTTAAATTACCACCTTCTGAGATAGTTTCATTGCCACAATCGCAAATACATCTCCAATGATTCTGTGGATTATTACCAACAATACCAACAAAAGACTTAACAGTTAAACTGCCAAATCTTTTATTTGTAAGGTCAATCATCTTAGGCATTATGAGTAATTGGCTGTAAATACTGCATGAATACTTGTTGAACTGCGAACAATGTAGTCAATTCTATCTACTGCATTAGCCGCAGTAGAAAGAGTTGGTGCTGTCCCTGTAGAAAAATCCCAATAAGAACCATAAGCTAAAGTTCTAGAGCCTGTGCCATCCTGAGTAATGAAGATTGAACCTGATTGACCTGCAACAATGTTAGATGGGTTATCTAATGTTCTATTGCCACCTAAAGTGACTGAGAAGTTATTAGAATCAGCTAGGTTAATAGAAATATTAGTTCCATCAGTTAAAGCTGTAATCTCACCTCTTTGACCTGCTGTATAAGTCTGTGCTGTGTCTGTTTTAGCAGTATCAGCATCATAGGCTTGGACATCAGTACCGATTGTTAGACCTAAAGAAGTCTTTAGAGTAGAGCCAGATTCAACGACAAAGTTAGTACCGTTGCCGATAATCACACCGTTATCTGTAGGAGTTAAACCAGCAACATCAGCTAACTGAGCATCATAAGCCTGTACATCTGTGCCAATGACTAAACCTAGAGCTGTTCTAGCTCCAGAAGCAGTAGAAGCTCCTGTACCGCCAGCAGCGATAGGAATAGTATCTCCGCTAGTACCAGCTTGCAAGTCCTTTAGGTCAGACATAAGCTGACGAATAGCATTGTTAATGCCACTAGGAGCACAGCCTTCAGCAATATTAATGTTATTAATATCGGTGTTATTGTCTGGGTTTACATCAAATTCTGATATTTTGGTTTTTGCCATGATTATTCCTTAGTTAATCCAAATGCTGCACCGTAGCCCATATTAATAGCTTTGCGTTGCAATTCTTTACTGAGAGGTTCTACTGTGACTACAGAAGCCTTTGTCATCATTTTAGAAGCTATTTTAGGGTCTAACATTGCTTCTACCAACAATTCTCTGATTTTGTCATCTGTGCCATTAAATATCCAGTTCATAGGAGCTGCTACTTTTTGAAGCACTTGCGGAACTTCTCCAAACATTTGCTTTCCAATTATCCCACCAATTATATTGGCTGTGGACATATTTTTAAAAGTATCTGAACCAGCAGGTTTTGTAGCTCTACCTAATACACCTTCGTCTAGGTCTTTACTAATCTTTTCCATGACCATTCTTTGACCTTTAGGAATATTAGTATCTTTTGGCAAGTTTCTAATAGCTTTAGCAAAACCAGCCTGAGATAACATAAATAAGTCATCATTAATAGGGTCAGGAATAGTAGAAGTTACCTTAGCTCTAATGCCTTGCAATTCGTTCATTCTATCTAGTTCTTTGCTAATAGCAGAATACTTTTTCAAGTAATCCTTGTATCCTTTAGCAGATGCTTCAATAGTATCGTCTACTGCACTAATAACTTGATTTAACTCGTTCCTAGCAGCTTTAAATGCACTTGCACTAGCACCACCTCTGTCTGCTCTATCTAACATTCCTTGTTCAGCAGCTCTTAAATCTTTACGAATCTCATAAAGCTCTTGAGGAGTATTTGCTCTACGAATCATCTGGCGAGCATCTTCCATAGCAGACATTACGGTATCTCGCTTACCAGAAGGAGTCTTTAAAATGTCATTAATCTTCTTTTCGGCAATTAAAGTAATGGCTGATTGGAATTGCTCTGGACTTGTAGTAGAACTTGCAAAAGCTCTTTCTCTTATTGGAGCAGTTAGCTCATCTCTCTTTACTATTACATTTTCAATAGTTTGTTTATCTTTAGCTATTTTGTCTAAAATAACATTTCTAGCTTTATTAGCTTGAGATGCTTGCTTTGCAAACATTCCTTCTACATCAAGAGCTTTAATACCTTGTTCAGCAGAAATCAGACCAATATCTCTAGATGCTTGAGCTGTGGTAGGTGAATATCCACCAATAGGAGCTTTATAAGTAGACATCTTAGATATAGCTAACTCTGGATTATCAGCTAATTGATTAAGAATCTTCCCTGTAATTACCTCTCTACCGCTTTGAGTAAATGGTCTTACCACATTAGCTACAGTTCTACCAGCCATAGGAACTCCAACTGCTACTGTTGATGGAGCTACCATACCACCCAATAAACTTAAACCAATTTGACCACCAATGCCTGCATCAGCATATTCTCTACCTGCACCAGCAGCACCAGCACCACCTACACCACCAACAACTTGTAGTGGAATATTAGATGAAAGCATTTGAGTACCTACAGCTTTAGGAGCTAGTGTCTGAGCTAATTTAGCAGTTCCACCTACACCAGATATAGCAGAAGTAATGTCTTGAACAATTCTTTCTTGCTTTGTCTCTGGTTCTGGCAAGCCTGCTTCAGTCATCAATGTCTGTGCAGACCTAGAAGCCATTGGCAATTGACCAATGCTATACCCTGTGCCAGCCTTAACACCTTGAGAAATCATGTTGTACAGGTTATTTAAAGCATCACCAGCTAATAGTGGTAATCCTGCAACACCTGTAATGCCAGCTCTTGTAGTTAATCCTAACTGTCTACCAAGTTCCTCTGTAGTGCTTCTTGGTGTTGTCATCTTGACAATAGCTGCTTCAATCTCAGCATTTGTCATGTCAGCAGGAAACTCTACGACTCCAATATCAGGAATGTCTACAGTAACAGGTTCTTTTGATTTTTTCCCACCAACAACTACAGCAGGAAGTTCAATTTCTTTTTCAGCCATTAGTTATTCTCCACCATTTTTCCTGCTGCTTTATCCCATCTAAACATTGGTTTTGGAGCAGTAGTTGCAGCAGTTACACCTTCAACAGACTTTGCTCTATCTGGAGCAGCTCTGCCTGATGCAACATAAGCTGAATCTAATAATGTAGCTAATCGTTGTTGTTTAGCTTTAACTTGTTCTGGTTTATCACCGATTTGTGGGAAATATGATTCTCTATATGCCAATAACTGCTCTCTAGTATATGCAGCACCAGTTCTTAATGTTAAAGCAGCATCTAGAATATCTAATTGAGCAGCTTCAACAATTTGTCTTTGGTCTGGAGTTAATTCTTTTGATAGGTAATCTGAGCCAGTAATTCCTTTAACTACACTAGCAGCCACATTAGGTTTAATAGCTGTTGGGTCTTTACCGACAGCAGCTTGCAATTGTGCAATATTTCTATCAAGAATAGTTGTTAAAACAGCACTCTTTCTTTCGCCTTCAGATGGCAAATTAACTTGTGTAGCTTTAGCTTTGTTTTGGGTTGCAATAGCATCAGAAATAACTTGGAAAGCACCTTGTGGCAACTTAGCAACATCAGCAGTTCCATATAACCCTAAAGCCACATTAGCATATTCGCCTGTTAGCTCACCTTTACCGTCAATAGCTTTTTGAGCTTCTGCGATATTTTTAACTAACTCAGGCTTACCCATTGCGTATAAAGCTGGTGCAACTTTACCAATATCATAAGAATATCCAGTTAAAGTTTGCTTTTCTGGAGTCGTCCCTAATGTTGGAACTCCTTGGTCATCTAACATTGTTTGACCTTGAGGAATTACAGCAGGAGTCGTTCTATATTGAGGAGTTGCAGCAGAAGCCATTAATTGCTTAATCTGTTGGGCTTCTTTTTGCTTGCGAACCATCTCTTGCATTTGCAAGCCTTTGGCAATATCAGACAAAGTTCTATCCATTGCACCTTGATAGCCTTTCATGCCTTCTTGACCAGCAGCACCAATAATCTGTCCTAATTTATTAGTCTGACTAGAGCCTGCCAATGCAGCTAAAGAAGCATTAATTAAACCTTGGTTAAATGCTTGATTTTGTGCTTTTGCAAATTGTTCTTCACCAATTAACTGTCTAAGATAGTCAGGTGAGCCAAATAAATCTTCTAGTGCCATAGTAGTTATCCTAATAAATTAAGAATGTCAGGTCTTTTTGCTTTTTGTTGCAATAAACCAAGTAATCCAGAGTAATCAACACCACCAGTTGAGCCACCTTGTGTCAATTGCTGTGGTTGTCCAACTTGCATTGGTTGAGCTGGATTTAATAAAGAATTAGCTTGATTTGCCAATTTTAATGTATCTGTAAATGATGGTGTTCCTGCTGCGTAAGCTGCGTTGTAATCAAGCAATTTTTGCGTTGCTTCTTTTACACCTTCTGCTGTTGGATTTCCATAAGAACCTGTTAATGGATAATCGCCTGCTTGGTCACCAATTACAGGTAGTGTTGATGCACCAGCACCAGATGTACCAATCATTGATTGTGTTAAGTTTTGAGCAATTGCTTCAGTTGTTAAGCCTTGTGATGCCAATGCAGCAGCATCAGCAGCTACAAAACTTTCAATACCACTAGCAGCTAATGTAGAAGCAATTTGCGACTCTGTAAGACCTTGTGCAGCAAGTGCAGCAGCATCAGCAGCAGCGAATTCTGCAGCAGCAATTTCAGCACCAAACTCAGCTAATAACTCTGGAGAGTAATAAGCACCAGCAGCTAATGCAGCAGCTTTTAAAGGGTTATCACCAGCATATTCAACGACATTCCCTAAAAACCCCATAGGGTCATCAACAAAAGCTCCTACTGTATCGCCAATACCGCTAACTGTATCGCCTACAAATCCACCGACATCTTCAACGACATCACCTACACCGCCAAGAATGTCCTCTCCAACATCTATGACATCAGAAACAATTGGAATTCCACCGCCACTCATAAGGATTTCTCCACAATAATATGTTTGTTCTTAAAGCCTAATCTTCTCCAAAGTCTTGCAACTGATTCTCTAGCTGCACCTTGTATCTTTGTTGCTCCATTATTCTTTAGAACATCACAGAAGTTTTGATAGGACTCTTTATCACTAATCCATTTTCCACCAATAGCTGTTATAAATGCCACCCTATCATTAGGGTAATTAGCATAACTAACAGCTATCGCACCATGAATCTTTGTGCCATCATTTACTACTAATAATTGCCAACTTCCATTAGTTAAATATACTTTAACTTGGTCTAAGTTGTAATCCCCATCTGCATATTGCAAAGCATCATCAAGATAGCCACTTACTTGTGACCACAATTGATGTATATGCTGAACAGGGACTACTTGAACTATCAAAGCAATAAACCGCCTAATCCGCCTAATACTGCACCAGTAGTTCCAGCACTTGTACCAAACAAGCCAGTTCCACCAATCATGTTACCAATACCATAGCCTAAACCTGCTCCACCCAATACAGAGCCAACTTTGCTTGATGATGCTTGAGCTTGTGGAGCATATTGAGAAGATGACATTGGAGAGCCATAAACAGATGATAAGAAACTTTGCAACTGTTGAACAGGTAATTGTTGCTGATAGTAAAACCGATTCATAGACTCTTGCAAAGGTAGCTGTGCAATTTGCTCTTGAGCTGCACCCACATTCGCCAACTGCTGAGAAGGTAAATACTGTTGAGCATAGATTGAAGGAGCTGCTGTAGCCAACTGAGCTTGCTGACCCAATGCCTGTTGTTGCAAACCTCTTTCATATTGATATTGTTGATTAGCCATGCTTCCAGTAATATCACCCAAAGCACGAACTTGAGCTTCTGTAGCTTGACCCAAAGCGTTTTGCATTGCACCAGAACCATAACGACCAGCCTTTGAGTAAAGACTAGCAATCTGTGGCAATGTTTGATTTGCAAATTGTTGCTCTAATGGGCGAGTCGCTGCTTGCATAGCTTGTTGTTGATATGGACTACCTTGCAAGAATCCACCTGCACCAGTAAACCCTAAACCACCTAAAGCACTTTGATAAGCACCTTGAGCTTGTTGTAATGTTTGAGAGCCACCACGAGCAATTGCTTCTTGAGCAGCTAAAGCGTCTTTAGTTGCTTGTGTAGGGCTTACATAAGTTTGTCCTTCATAAAACTTTGGTTGATTCCCACCTAAAAACAGGTTTTGAGCCTGTCTTAAACCTTCTGTCAAGAAAGGTCTTAAAGCGGTATCAATTTTAGATGAGCCTGCTGCATCTGACCCAATTTCAATAGGTGTGCTTGGCAACAATTGTGGCATACCTGATACAGGTGCAGTAGTTGTAGGAGTTGTTGTAGTAGGTGCTGTTCCTTGTGGAATAGCAGAAAACACTCCTTGACTCCCTGCTTGTTGCATAATTGTTGGAATAAATCCGCCTGACATAATTACCTCTTTCCTTTATCCTACTACTATATATTTGTAAGTTTTACCTGATACTGAATTAGCTGGGTGGCTAATGACTGCACTACCATTTGTAACTGAACTAATGTATGGTTCTGTGAACAAGTTGCTTGTATAACCATTGCTAGACAAATAACTCAATGTAGCAATAATGCTAGGTGTTGCTGGTCTTGTAGGGCTAGTTTTTGATGCAAAATGCTCAATGTTTACACCAATATCAGAAACACTCCAAGCCAACTCAATGTAGTCATCTTTTTGCAATGCCACAAAGAAGTTCAATGCTGCAATCATTTGACTGTCAGCACCGCTTGATTTTCTTGGCTTAACACCAAAAACAGAGTTACTATTATCTATATTTGTACCATTCTTCTTAAACCAAATATCTATTGACTGCACATCATTGGTAGTATTTCTAAATTGTGCTGAAAACTGAATATTGTATAAACCTGAGTAATTTACTTTTAATTTAGTGTTATCTACAAGACTTGCACCTAAAGCATAATCAGTCGTATTAAATGACATGATGTATGCAGTTGTCGTGCTAGAAGCACTTTGGTCTGTAGTATCTTGAACCGCTAAATACGGAAAGTAAGCTGTTGCAGATACATCATCAGTAGGCATCAATAAGATAACTGAATCTACACCAATACGAGCATCTGTAATAGTCGTAGTGCTTGACCAGTATTGTTCGTTTTACCGTTCATAATGCCATTGACTACCTCTGCAATACCACGAGGGTCAGAGCCGAATGGCGGTAAGACTCTAAACATTATCTGCCACCCATAGGTACAATTTCCACATCAGCACCGATAATGGAATCCCAGTTTGCACCAGTAGGAGTAAATTGTAAGCGGTGGTATCTTCCCATACTTCTTACTGAAACCCTATTCTCTGAATCGGCTGAAGTTGATGCACCAAATACTACTTGGGTAGTTAGTAAATCTCTTGAGAATACTGCCACATTGCAAGAACCATTATCTACAATTGGCTGAACCAAAGTGATAGCAGTTTTACGATTTTCAAGCGACAGCTCTCCTGTCTGAATTGTAGCAGTAGAATTAGCTCCTGTAAATGTCACTACTTTATTACCTCTGACACCTGCAAATAGCAATTTTCCACCTAACCAAATACGAGAATCTAGGCTAGTTCCTAAAGCATCAATACTGGCAGAAATAACATCTAAGCCTTCTAGGGTAGTAGATGGGCTAGAGCTAGAAGCTACCCTGTCCACATCTGTTGTACCACTAGACCATTTCTTAGTCTGGAAGTTATAAATCAGCAGTTTATTGACATTACCACCCTGACCTTTTGATGGATAAGCCCAAATCACTAGGTTTTTAATAGGGTCAATCGCAGCAGACATATTGAACAAGTATTCCTCATCCACATCAGAAAAGAAGTATCTGTCTACCTTTTCGCCACCAATTGACACCACATTCTGACCGTCACATGAGTAAAAACCATCATCTGCTAGGAAGAAAGAAATGCCTTGATACTGAATAATTGAGTTAGCTTCGTAACAACCTAGATTTCTAGAGATATTGTCAAACTGGAACACTAGAGGGCTACCGACATAAGTCATACGGTAGATTGACCTATCCATAAAGATTAAGCCAAATTCGCCACCTGTCACACCCACAATAGAGCCACCGTCAGGAATCTCTTGGTAGTCAGATTGAGTAGTCGCTGAGTCTGTCCAACTTGTCTCATCATTCAAAGCTGACCATTTCACACGAAACGGATAAGAAGCTCCTACATTACCAGTTACCACAAAGTCACGAACTACGGTTACATAGCGAGCTGTGGGTGCATCTGCAGCTAAATCTGCCCATGCTGTAGAAGTTCCTAGTAGCCATCCTTGTAGCTTATCCGCACCATTGGCTGCGATAATTCTGTTACCAAACTGAGTAAATCTCCATCTTTGGTCTACAGGAGTTGCATAAGTCGCACCAGATACATCATCCAAAGACATATCAGTAGAATCTAGCTTGTATAGGTTAGTCTGGCTACCTGCAAAGATTGTTGTGCTTCCATCAGGATTCTTGCCTGCCACCACATTATTTAATGGTTCAGAAGCATCTTGAGTGTAGTCCACAGCCAAAGGAATACCACCGTAGCCAATAGCTCTTGAGTAGACATTGTCTGCCTTCATCAATGCACCTGTGACTGAAGGTTGGTCTGGTAACCACTCTCCGAAACTTATTCGCTGATTTGCCATTGTTCTGTTCCATTAGATACAG